TGGGTTCAAATCCCTCCGGGACCACTGTCCAATGGTGTAGCGGTAGCACAACAGATTTTGGTTCTGTTAGCGGAAGTTCGATCCTTCCTTGGATAACGGTACATATTTTGTGTAAAGTGTTAATTATCTAAGTGTTTGTGGTGTGTGAACATAGCAAACATTAAATGGCCCATTAGTTTAACGGATAAAACCCTTGAGTCCTAATCAAAAGTTGCCTGTTCGATTCAGGCATGGGCTACATGGCTTGTTGGATGAGTGGTTTAGTCAGGGATCTGCAAAATCTCGTAGGGCGGTTCGATTCCGCCACAAGCCTCTAAAAAAAGTAAGACAATGAACTACCCAGAGCAACAAATGCTTAAGATCCTTAATAGGGATCTGTTAAGTAATCCGATGTATGTTATTAACAATCTTCATATATATGATTGGGAATCTGACTTCCTGGCCATAACAAGATCATTGTACGCTTATGAAGTAGAGGTCAAGATGTCTAAGCAGGATTTCTTTAACGACTTCAAAAAAGATAAAAAACATAAGGTTCTTAAGGACGGCATTATTAAGGTAGGTGGTGTCATAAGTTATCCTCCAAACTATTTCTACTACGCCTGTCCGCCTAACATGGTTGACGTAAGTGAAGTTCCGTCTTATGCTGGACTGATTTATGTCGATGTTAGTAAAAATAGGAAGAACATCGTTAAGGCCGCACCTTTAATTCATAGACAGAAGTTTGATGTAGTGGGTAGGAAACTGGTGGATAAGTTTTACTACAATATGCTTACTTGGAAGAAAAGAGCTATTTCAAACGTGTATGCGGACCCGGCCAAGGAAAGAGAGAAGGGCGTGCGTGCCGGAGCTGAGGCTGTAAGGAAGTCGGCCTGGGATGCGTTCAGGGCACAGTGCCCGCACATCGTTTTCCCTTATGGAAAAGAATTTCCGATGTGTGACGATCATGAACAAGATCATCCCATGAGAGACTGCATACTTCAGTGTGAAAAAGGTAGAATATTTAAAAACGTATTAAAATGAGCACCCCACGTGAATTAAGCAGGATAGCTAATAGGATAGCCACGAAGATGACTGGCGATGGATGGATCAGCCCCGGTAGAAAGAATCTTGTCTCTGATAAGAAGGTCATGGAATTAATAGATTTGATCTTTAATGAAATATGGAGGGAATTAGATGACGGGAAAAGAGTCCATATCATAAAACAGATGATTTTTAAAAAGATTTTTGTCAGTAGGCAAAAAGATAAATACTACATACAATGCATAGAAAAAAGGGACGCCAAATAGACGCCCCTTTTCTTTTTCTGTAAGTAATTGTTATTTCATTACTTTCCTTACCAACTTAGAAACAGCTTGCGTGATAGTCCACCTGATGTTTGCATTAACGTTGATAGTCTGAGGAGTACCGTTTGCATCCAAGTTAATTACCTCCTTGTCTATTTCCAAGAACGGATCACCTGCTGTCTGGGTAATAACCGTATTAGCCGTCTGACCTCCGGCGGCCGTCACCTTAAGAGTATTTACCAGATCGTTTACATCAGTGTTCGCAGCAATATCGGAGAATACGATACTGAAAGCAAAGGCTCCTGTTGCACCAGGGTCGTCGGCGATAACAGCGCCGTTGTTGGTAGCCTTACCTGCCGCCTGATAGGAGGTAGGTATTTTCAACGTCAGAGGATGAGTTTTGTCCGGAGTTAAGGAGAACGTTAATTTAGTTGAGTTACTTGTACCGTTGATTGTTACAGTACCACCTTCTTTCCCTACAGATGCAGTAGGATCTATTTTTACGAACTCAGCTACCGGAGATTGGTTGATGGTAGCACTTTTCTTAACACCCCCTGATTCGGCACCAAATTCTACTTGTTGCGTGCGTCGTACACGACCTTCGTATTTTTCACCTGATACGGTAACCGCCTGATCACCATCACCTGATCCCGGATTGAAGGTTACAAAACCTATTTTCATTTCTGCCATGACATTTATTTTTAATTGATTAAGATACCGACAAATATATGATTATTTTTATTCTCTTACGTCATTGATTTATTTTTATTAAATACGTAGCGCTATGGTTTTTTATCATGTTTTAATCCTATTTATTTCTTTGTTGATTATTTATTATGTATATTTGCAACATCAATATAAAACATTATAACCATGAAAGTAGATTTTTTTAACAGTAAGGATTTTTTAGGATCTAAAACTAAAGAAAGCAAGATCCGGAAGTTGTCAATCAGTAAAAGTAAGATAATGACTATCTCTGTCGATAATTTGAATTGGATGGGGGTAACGGATGCGGTTGTTATCGGCTTAGAAGAAGGGAAGATATTTGAAGGAGTTGAAAATACGGTCTTTTATCTGGCTGCTTCTGATGTTGAAGACGAGAGATCGTTTAAGGTAAATAACCTTGGTGTAAAATACAAGAGAATTTACTTAAAAGACCTGCTCGATTATCTTGGATGGGATATAGGAGAAAATTCTTATGCTGTGTATGATATTATAAAAGAAGACAGTAATCTATTCCGTCTTCAGTTTAGGGTAATAAAAAAGAGTAGGAGTGAAAAATGATGAACGATTTGGATATTAAAAACAAAAGAATACTGCTATTCGATTTTGACGGGACGCTTATAGAAACCGCTTCTGGGAATACGTTCGCTACAGACTTGACAGATATGAGGATTAAGATGGATGTGGTGAATAAGGCTCTTGACCTCATGCAGGAGAACGGCGTTAAGGTGTTTGCTATCGTAAGCAATCAAGGAGGAGTAGAAGCTGGGTTTGTTTCTGGAGCTGATATTGAAGCTAAGATAGAATACGTACTGAGGTCCGTACATGATCTGGCGGTAAAACGTGGCATAAGAGGCGTCCTATATGAAAAAAGGTTGTGTTATTCAAATGACGAACAAGATCCGATGAGGAAGCCTAACACTGGCATGATTGATGATATTCTTATGAAGTGTAAAGACACGGTAATGCGTGGTATGAACTTTAGTCAACTTAAGGGATGTTCGTTGATGGTCGGAGACGCCAGTGGTCTGCCAGGGCAGTTCTCTGATTCGGATAAGGTATGTGCTGAGAATGCCGGTATTGACTATATGGACGTTATCACGTTTGTTGGTAAATAATTTTAGGTAGTTATGTGCAATATTATGAAGGTGAATAAAACGGCGATAGTTTATCATAAATCGGATTTAGATGGCGTTGTGTCGGCAGCCATCGCAACCATGTACGAAAACAGTAAAAACAAGGATGTTATTTATATCCCGTATTCGTATGAAGATGATGTAAAGAAAGTTATTGATAAAGTAGATGAATGTGGGGTTGTTTACGTTCTTGACGTGTCTTTCGGAGCCGATTCTAAAACGATTTTCAAGAAATGGCTTGATGAAGGAAAGAGCCTGATGTGGATAGATCATCACAAGGGAATTATCGAAGATAGTAAGACATGGGGGTTCGTAGTTCCAGGGTTGAGGAGAGTCGGTACCGGTGCGTGCGCACTGGCCTCGGACCTGCTGATGGGGAAGGTGCCGGCGATAGTCAGGTGCTTATCAGACTACGATGTGTGGAATAAAGAATCCGGTTTAGGCTGGGATACGGTAGTAGCCGTCCAGTATGCCTTGAGATCAAAAATAAGACTCAATGTGTTAATAGCATTGTCGTATTTGTATGACCATTTTAAAGAAAATATGAAGGACAATGAGGTGGATTTAATTTTCTATGATCTCGCTAAAGAAGGACGTGCTATAATTAACTACATGGCCGGCAAAAACGAACAAGAGGTAAGTGCGTGCTCGTTCGAAGCTTACGTAGACGAGGTTAAGGTCGTGGCGATGAATACTACAGAATTTAGTTCCAAAGTATTTGATTCTCTTACACGAGACTGGTTAGACGGTAGGAAAATTAAAGCCCTGATGCCATTTTGTATCATGCCAGGTGGTAAAGTCCGGTTCTCTCTTTATGAATGCGTAGAAGACAGCGTAGATTGCTGTGAGGTAAGTAAGAGATTCGGTGGTGGAGGACATGCTGGTGCTGCTGGATTTGTTATAGATGTATCAAGTGACCAGTTTAAGGACTTCCTTGAAAACCATAAACTTACTTCAATTCAATAAATTAATAAGGTCGTGTTTTAAATAGGATTGGTTTCTATCAATCCTATTTTTTTTGGTGTGTGTGAGGTGGGTGAGATGGGAATAATATTGAAGGACATATGAGGCGTGAGATATGAAAGATGTTTATGTGATGGGAGAGAGGGGGTACCTATCACGAACCTCCCGCCCCCGAAACGCGTTTTCTCCCCCACACCCCCCTTCGCTGGAAAACCGAAAACGCGTTTTTACCTCAAACTTAAAAACTCTCTGATTATCAACCACTTATTTAAATTATTGGTAATCAATGTGTTATTGTAACATATTGATTATAAGCCACTTAAATAAGCATATATCCTACATATTAATGTACGCGTATAATACTGCTCTTGCGTGTTTTATAATTTGCTGATAATCAGATAATAGAATCGAAATTAATACAAGTTAACAAAAAAAATATAGTATATATATTTGCAGTAACAATAAAAGTAGTATATTTGCAATGTGTTAAAGCGATAACACATGCTGACATGATGAACCTATATAGTGTATCCGTTGGATAACGCTATATCTGTATCTGTTAATAGCTTGCGTTGTGGGCTATTAAATTGAATATCACTTGTTTAACAAATAAATACATAATGTTATGATTACTAAAAAAAATGTAAACAAACTACAGAATTCTGTTATCAAAGAAAATGCTGCAAATTTGGTAGGTGCCGTAAAGTTATACAACGCTTTATTTGCTAATGGAGCTGATCTTAAGTCTATTTGCAAGGCCTTAGAAATACCGGCAGAATACGCCGTAAAGGTTGCAGCCCTCGCCAAGGATAAAAAACGCCTGGTAGCTGTGTGTAGCCAAATGTTACCGAAAGTTGACGATACATTTGTTAAATTTGCTTTATACTCTAAAGTGTATAAGGATACCAATGCAGACAAAGAGAAAGGCGTTGAGGCTAAAACGGCTGATTGGTGCGCTGAGAATGTGGTTTACGGTAGCGAATATAAATCATTTGGTTTTACTACTGCCGAATCATTGGAGACCAAAAAAAGCACTAAATGGTTGATAAAAGAAAACGACGAGTATAAAGCTACTTATGTGGCTGTTAAGATCAAATCTTATTCTATTCGCACTGTGGCAAAGTGTGTAAGTGAATATCTCGCACATGAAAGCAACCAGCAGTAACAAGGCACGGAGAGCGCCGTTAAGCTCTCCAAAGGTTTGTCGCGTACCTTAACGCGCCTGTACGTCATTGTCAGTGGGTGCACGTCCCGCGTATGCTTTAGACTGAAGCTGACAAAAAGAGAGTTATTTTACATATTGGAGATAGATATACCGTTGCCCTTGCCGTTGGCAATTAAAGGGCTGGTATTACTGCATGAATCACCCGAATAGGCGTGATTCATGTTAGGTATGTGATTACAGTTTGGAAAACATGCCGTTGTACGAGGTTTATCTCCAGATCGAAACGTGTCTTACTTGCTTACACGAAAAAATAGAACAAGGCTGTAGATTAAATTACAGGGTACAAGCATGTAGCCTACCATGTAGGGACGTGCCGTATCAAAGCGCAAGGACACAATCGCCTTTATTTGTGGCTAAGTTGTGTAGCAGACGGAAAATATAATAACAACATAGTACGGGCCTGTACGCAAGAACTACGTACTAATTACGGGTTGTTGGTTGTAGCATAAAATCTCTATAGGATAGGAATGCGTGTCCGGTTCGATTCCGGAGCAACCTCTAAATTATAAATAATATAATAGCATGGGAAAGAAAGCAATGATCAACGCTTTAATTGAAGCGTTCAATAAATCTAAAAACAGTTGCGTAAAAATAACATTGCGTAACTATATCGAGACGGTGGAAACACTTAGTGAAAATGAGTATAAAGAGGCGGAGAGTTTCTATATTGAAGCACTTAATAGATGGAGTTAATCATAATTAAAGCATAAAGAAAATGGAAAGGAAATTTAAATCTTATATGGTGGATGTCCGCGGTCTGTCCAGGAAAGAAGCTAAAGAAAAGCGGAAAAAAGCGTATCGTGAATTTATGTTGTATCGTGATCTCAAAGAAGCGTATCATGCCGATACGGGAAAGGACAAATGCAAACGCAAAGTCCATACATCACGAACATACGTGAAGGAAAACATAAACAGTATTTAAACAGGAGTAGGGTTGTTCCGAATATCGGAGCAGCCCTATTTTTGTATCCTACTCTTTCTATTTACGGGTAGGATATTCTGAGAGTGAACGGCGGATGTGAGCTATATTGGTCTAAAACGAAACTAAAATATGATAGTTTGGATATAATGCCGGTATTTTGTCTATATCATGTCGTTAAAATTGGTTTAAAACGAAACTTTAGGCGGTTTTCTGACCCAAAATAGGGTGTCGGATGCCGCCTTTTTCGTCTCTATGGATTGAAAATTAAGCTTATTGTATTTTTCTCAAAAATGAGGTATGCTTGATTATTAATTAGTTAGGTTTTATAATACCCGTATTTTCGGACATACTTATTGTATTTTTTTTTATTTTATGTGGTGGTTTTTATTAGTAGCTGACTTGTATTTTCTGTCGGTTGGTATTCGTTCTATGTTGGAGTACGGACCGGATCAGTATAATATTGTAATGGTCTTTTGCTTTTCCTTATTGGCTTTGATTATAGGCTTAAATATCTATCTTGATAGGAAGAGCAGGCGGTAGGGCGTGGGCTGAAGGCTCTCTATTCTCTCTATGGAATGATATTATCTCCAAATCCCCCATACTCCATGCCAGAGTATAAGCTTGTAGCGCTCTCCGTATGCCTGTAGTGAGGCCGAGAGCGCAGGTTCTATGCGGAAAGCCGGAGGATTAGCGGGAGTTGGAGAGAGGGAGGGTGAGGGCACTCCCTACCAACAAAATTAAGACTATCAGAGTTTTAAAACAGTATTCTGTAGGTTTTCCAAC